CAACTGTTTTGGTAAAAGGTAAAAAGGTTCTTTTAATTTCAACTCCAAAAGGTAAAAACCATTTTTATAAGATGCATCAATTGGATGGCACTAATGAGCAGTACAAGTCTTTCACAATGACTTCGTATGACAATCCAATGATTAACCCATCTGAGATAGACGATGCAAAGTTAACACTACCTGAAATGATATTCAGGCAGGAATACTTAGCTGAGTTCATTGATGGATCTGCAATGCTTTTCAATAATCGACAATTAACAGATAACAAATCTTACGGCAAAGCATTTGCAGGGATTGACTTAGGAAGAGCAGACGATTACTCGGTACTATCTATATTTAACGAGAAAGGCGAACAGTTCTATATTGAACGTTGGAGGCATAGCGACTGGGCAACAATAGTTAAGAATATTGCTCAAGGTTTGAGGACAAATAATGTCCAAACAGCATTAGTTGAGGTTAACTCTATTGGAGATGTGATATTTGAAATGTTACAAAAAGAATGTTCAAGTTACTGCACTATTGAACCATTTGTAACTACTAATCAAAGCAAAAAGGAAATAGTTGAATCTTTGATAGTGGCAAATCAAAACAAAGAGGTTAAATTCTTAAATGTGGACTGGCTAGATAAAGAACTTGAAATGTTTACTTACGAATACAATCCAAAAAGCCGAGTAATTAAATATTCAGCAACAAGTGGATTTCATGATGACGGAGTTATAGCATCATGTTTAAGTTTCCATGCTTACTCTAAATACAAAACAGGCAGATACACAATAATATAATTAAAAGGTACTTTTTAAAATGATGACAATTGAATTACCAAATAGCTGGCATGATATATCAATAGAGAAATTTCCTTTAATCTATGATATTACAAGAGATAAAGATATTGATCCTATTGATAGAGAAATTAGAGTTATATCCATTTTAACAGGAATTACAGTTGCTGAAGTTGAGAAAATAAGAATCGACCAACTAAAAGAACTGATTAAGAATGTAAACTTTATTTTTAAAATGGAGTTTCCTAATTCAGTTGAGATGTTTAAGCACAATGGTTTTAGATGGGTAGTTAACTATGACATCACTAAATTAAGTGCTGGGGATTTTATAAGTTTAAGCAAACTAACAGAAAGCGAAGAAAGTATTATTGGCAACTTACCTCAATTAGTTGCAATGTTTGTTAAGCCTTATAAACTAAAGTGGCTTAAGTTAAAAGAGGTCGAAATGGATTATGCAGAAAAAGTCGAACACATAAAAAGCATAAATGTAGGCATAGTTTATCCTTTGTGTGTTTTTTTTTGCAAAGTTATAGAAGGTTTGTATCCTCATATAGAGGATTATTTGGTAAAACAAATGAGCGAAGCGAGGATGACAATGGAGATCGAATTGAACGAACTGAAGAACAAAAACACTTAGACTATTGGAGTTGGTATGTTACATTGGATAGCTTAAGTGGTAAAGATAGAAGTAAATGGGACTTTTACTTAAATATGAATGTAGTTGCTTTTTTAAATTATTTGAGTTACATAAAAGATAGGAATAAATGGCAAAAATAAACCAACAGCAATTTAGTGAGTTAGATAATTTTCTAAATAACTTAGAAGATAAACTTACAGGTGAGCAGGATATTTATTCTCAAAAAGTAAATGACTTTTTAAAAAGAGTTAAAGATAATTTAGAAAAATATAAGTTTAACGCTTCAGGAAACCTATCTCAATCATTAAAGGCATTACCAATTAAACAAAATCAAAACGGAGTTACAGTAACAATTGAACTCGAAGATTATTGGGAAGACCTTGAAAAAGGAACACCAGCAAAAGGATATTCAAAAGAAAATAGAAAAAAGCTGCAGCCTAAGATTTTAGAATGGATAGGTAATAAACCTGAATTACAAAGCATAGCAGGGGACAAAAAAGGGCAAAGGTCATTATCCTATGCAATAGCAACAAACATACTTAAAAAAGGAACTATAAAAAGATTTGGATATAAAGGTAAACCATTCTTAACTGAAGAAATCCCACAATTAGAAAAAGACATAACACAAGAATTTGAATAATGGCACTAACAATATACAATACACCTAACAGCTACGCACCCGTTTACAATCAAATGATTTTTACTTTGAGTTCAACAAACGTTGCTCAATCTAATTTTCGTTACATAGCAGATATTTATGTAAATGGATCAAGTGATTACACTAGATTAGAAGTAGGCAGAAATCCAAGTAACAACTATGGAACATTTGATGTGGCTGGTATAATTCAAAACTTTTTAACTAGGGATGCAGATGACAACACAACTACATTTAAACAATGTGTAAACTCAATAGCATCTTATATAGTTCAATTTGGTGAGCAGTACGGAGCAAGTAGTGGAATTACGAACTATCCTAACTTAACAACAAGTTCAGGTTATTGTTTTAACGGGGTGTTCAGTCCGTTAGACTTTTTAGATTTCCAAACTAACACTTATGTACTTCAAAATACTTCAAGTCAATTTCTTACTGATAGACCAACTTTTGTATCAAGAACAGGCGAAAAACTTATTTTAGGTTTTATGACTGATGCTGCAGACGAAGCCTACAATTTAGAAGTTATAAGCTATTATGACGAAGGTACAGTATTTAACACAGTAAGAGTTCAAAATCCTTTTACAGCGTTATCTAATAGGCAAGACCGTTCAATTAATGTAAGAGTAGATTATGACTGGTTAACTAGCTTAGTCAATGCAGACTTATCATTTGGCACTACTCCAATATTTGTTATTAATTGGGAATATTACGAAGTTAGAATAAAAAACAGCGCAGGAACGATAGTAAGTGAAACAATCCGTATTTATCCTGGCGAAGATATTTGCTCAAAGTACACACCGATACGTTTTAAGTTTATGAATAACTATGGTAAGTATGATTATTACACTTTCACCGGTGCAATGACTAAGAACACCAATATTAAAAGAAACACTTACAAAAGCAATCCAAATCAATGGAGTGGAACTAATTATAGCTACTCAACAACAAGCAGAGGATTAAGCCAATATGAAACTATACTAGAAGATACAATTACAATCAATAGTGATTGGATTACAGAAGCTGAAAGTATTTGGTTAGAGCAATTAGTAACAAGCCCTGACGTTTATATTTACGATGGAAACAACTTAGTTTCTGTAAACATAACAGATAGTAGTTATCAAACAAAATACGAAGCTAGTCAGCAGCTATTCAATTTAGTGGTTTCATTTACTTACTCACAAAACAGAAAAAGACAAAGAAGATGATTTTAACTAAAATATACATTAATAACGAGCAGATAGATTTAAAAGAAGATGTTTCAATACCTCTTAACTTTAACATTGCTGATATTAGAGAACCTGAAAAGCGCAGCACTACATGGAGTAAGACTGTTATACTACCAGGCTCTACTTTTAACAATGAATTGTTTTCGAATATATGGAATGTTAATGCAGTCATCAATAGTACAGGCACTACTAACTTTAGTCCAAATTTTAATCCGAATTTAAAAGCAATAGCAGAAATAACTTACAATGAAGCTACACAGTTCAAAGGTATTTGTCAACTATTGAATGTTAATGTTACTGATAAATACGAGATTGAATATGAGGTTGCTTTCTTTGGTGAGTTGCAGAATGTATATCAGTTTTTTACTAATAAGTATTTAAGAAATATTGATTTAACTGAATTTAATCATCCTTACACATTAAATGAGCAATATTTAAGTTGGTATAGACCAGTAGGCACTGGATTCGTATATCCGATGTTAGATTACGGTAATTCAATTAATAGTGAATTTAGAGTACAACACATGTATCCTGCAATTTACATTAAGACGATTATTGATAAAATGTTTAGTGAAGCAGGATTTACTTACCAATCAAATTTCTTTAATAGTGATTTATTTAAAAGATTAATCATGCCTTATAATGGTAAAAGTGATTTAAAGTTAAATACAACACAAATTAGAGATAGAAGTTTTAGAGCAAGTAAAACATCAACTGAAACTATTTTATTAAATAACCAGGCTACAACTGA